GCCATCAAGTCGGCAGCACAGTCTTTCGTAGCTTGAACAGTCATCGAAAATCACTCCTTTCTTCTTACTCAAAAACATTTGTAAGCACACCGATGTTCTTTAGCTACCGCCGCCCGTTAATTTAACCGTTAACTATCTCATTGATAAATTGCTCATACCAACCATGCGCCATAACATAAACAGTGCCAGTTATGGCTTCATCTGCAACAACCTTGAAAGACCCACCAGAGGGTATCCTCAAGGGGCAGAAGAAGTTTATTGGGGTAAACTGACCTGCCTCAACCTGCCAGGGTATATCCTCTATGGTTGCGGCACTGGCCGTTAGCGTTTTAATCCGTATCTTAGCCTGCACCGATGACTTGATATAAATCTGCTTGACGAACAAAAAACGTGGATTCGGCGTACCCGGAGCAGTAGTAGATAAAATATTCGCATTAGCCGCTGGATTCGTTACAGAAACACTCAGATATTGCGGCCCGTAGTCGGTCGTTGCCGTCTTTCCCGGTCTGCTGCTTATATAAACACCATAATCCTCACTAAAACCAGGCATCTATATCCCTCCTTATACCCACTGCCCAACTATGGTCAAATTTCCAGTCATTGCGTGCAATGGGTCTTCGTTCTTGATTCTCCAGTAATACGTTGAACCACTATTGCCACCGTAAAGCGGTAAACCGCCACGGTCGAATATAATCGGTGTCGAAAATGCAGGCATCCCTTTGGCGTTAAAAATCATCCTGTACGGCGATCCCAGGTTCAGGCAGTTAACATACAAACCGTTGTACAACTCCAACGACAGTTCTCCGTCAATAGAAAAAGTGTAGGCGTGGGCAATGCTATGATCAATAGTCCGTACACCGCCAAAGTAGATTTGACTTATATACAAAACTTTTCCAGCAGGTACAGCAACACTTCCAAATGTTGCAAGGTGCCCTGGAGGCGGGTTTACCAATAATTCGTGAGTAAGCAAATATAAGTTGTCTTTGTTCAAACTGCCCGTTAGCTTAGTAGACCTAATATCCTCCACCCAACCAAGAGTTGTGCGTATAAACCATTTCTGCGTATCTTCTTCGTAAAATGCGGCTCCCACCGGCGCGGGCGGTTTTGTGTCCGTGGACAGTCCTATATACCCCTGATACGTCTCTACCAATTTTACAGCCACAGCGGCACCTCCTAACCAACAACGTCGTTTATAATGTCGTCCACAAACTCACCAACGTCCCGATCTCTATGAGGGGATCTCAACAACTCCTCACGGCCAACAGCAGACTGTCCGTAATAATCAACGAGGAGACGTTTAGCCTCCTCCAAGCCGTATAAATCCACCAGCGCCTTCACCACATCGCGCTGCATAGGCATTTTTACCACCCCTTAAAAATAGGCCCCCAGGTCTGGGTGTAGCTCCTGCGTCTGTATCCTGCTCCTCATCCTGATGTTAACCGTCGGGTTAACCGGCTCCTCCGGCTCAAGAGGCTTTGCGGCAGCCGACAGGTGCGGGCCGTAATCCTTCCAGGCCATTACGGCGACTCCGAACGAGAGCACCGAGTCGTCCGTCGCCCCCACCACTGCTCCCAACTTATTGCCGTCCTTAACAAAAGCCAGCATTTCCCTCAAGGTGCGTTCATCGTTTACAGTCACCCTACCCGAAATAAAACACGATCTGAATACGTCCAACATATACGGCTTTGTCCTAGGACTAGAAAGCCACCCCAACTTATTCGTCCACGTCCGGTCAACCCTATCGTAAACCCGCCGCTGGTACAACATCTTGTATCCAGCATCACGCAGCCACCTAGCTACAGTAAGCCCGTGGCCGTCATTCGTCTCCGGCGCGATCAGCGCGGTGTTGTACCACTCACCGAGGAGCTGCAACCTGCGTGCAAACCCTTCCGGCTCGTCCAGCACAAGCATCTTGGCGACTTGCTCCCCGGTCTCAACGTCCAGCACATCGGCCGACGAATAATTTACCCACGCCTTCGCCGCCACACCGGAGGAGGCGTCCGCGCCGATCACGTAGCACCGTCCCGGTACTGGGTGTTTGTAAACCCGTAATTCGGCGCCCGGTCTTTCTGAAAAAACGCCGCCAGGCAATATGTCGCCCTCGTCGTAAGGGATTTTATCCACTTCCCGCAGTCGCTTCTCAACCTCGAACACGGGGAAGTAGTTAGCTGATTCAGCATGGAACGCTTCCTCTTCTGTAGCAGGAAATTCCTTGCAGAAGATGTATTCCTTACCGGCATACTTACTCCCAATAGTGTGCTGCCGCCACCAGAGCTGCTCGTCATCAATAACACCGGCCTCATACAGCTTCCGCAGCGACTCCGGGCAAACCGGCTTTTCGCCCGGCGGAACCTTCATCCTGTATTCTTCATGTTCATACCACGGGAAGAACAGGGCTTTGTAACCATCCAAACCTTGTTTAGCCCGGTTATATCTCTCCGGGAAGTAACCTACGGGCGTATTACCAGTAGACTCTTGTATTATTGCCGTCCCCGGCAGTTCCGGTATGGCCGAAAACAACGAAGCCAAAAACTGCTCCGCGGCTGGATAAAACGCAACTTCGGAGACATGCGCTATTTGAATTGTCCCGGACCGGCCAGGCTCCTTACCTTCAGCCGAAAACCGTTCAATCTGGGAGTGGTTATGAGAAAGCTCTATACCAGACCACGAATTACGGACATCTGAAATGTTAAGTGTGATGGTCAACCATTCCGGCAGCCTCTCATAAGCAAACTTGACCATACCGAAAATGCGTATCACAGCCTCGTCCTTATGGGCCATAGTCACAGTAAACACTGGTCGCCTGACCATTTCCCATAACAGAAAAGCCGCCATCAAAGTGGATATGCCTATTTGGCGGGGCTTTAAAACAACGATGCGAACAGGCTGGTTCGCATCCATCTGCTCCTTCATGGCTTCCCATATTTTACGCTGCTCGTAGTTAAAGGTTAGCGTCGTGACCACGCCGTCCTTGCGTCTGATGTAAAAACACCGCCTGCAAAAGAACGGGAAGTCATTCAACGCTTTTTTCACCATGCCTTGCAACAATTGCGGGCTTACCTGAGCCACCAAGGTATATCCTCCCCAGCCTTCAGACGCTTTTCGATTGCGTTGGCCATCATATTAACTGACCAGCCTCCTAGACATCAATGACCTCGCTTTTAATTTCTTCAAGCTCCTGCGGAGACAGGTTTATCTGGATGGGGACGGTCACACCGCCGCCTGTTTTCTTGGGCATCATATCCAAAAACTCCAATAGCAGCCGGGCAGCGTTGGAGTCCCCTTCTACAGCTTTCTTAGCCTGCTTCTTTATAACAGCCGGTACGTAAGTAGATCCTTGCACAACGGCCTTGTCCCTGACTATACGCATCCACTCGGCCACGTCAACGGCCGCGCGCATGCAGGAATTTATATCAGGAGTCGGAGTACCTTCTTCCGCACCTTGAACAAGCGCGTCAACTATCTTGGTCATCTCCGCGGCTACATCCTTGGCTACCTCCGGCCTCCTCAGCTGTAATGGATTTTTTGGCTTTTTTGACATTTCTCAGCTTCTCCTTCCAACCGGCGCGCTCGCCGACCAAAACAGCCAGGTTGCTAATAAGCTCCGTGTCCTTTTGTCCAGGCGACCTATGCAGCAGCCTGGCTACAGCAGCCAAAAACAACACGTCATGCTGCGGTAATGCCGTTATGTCAGTGTGGATTGACGACAGCGGAGTTTTGCCGTCAATCTTACAGGCAACAAACAGCTCCGCCGGCGAAACACCGGTGCAAGTGCATATATAAAGCACGGCGTCGGCATTTTTGAAAACGTGGTAATCTCCCTTGTAAAGATTGTGTAACCATTTTACGGCGGGCTGGTGCTTTTCAGGATTCGTCTTAATCTCCTCGATAAACTCGTGCCTCGCCCAAAAAGGCGGGATAACATCGACCGGGTGCATACCCAACTTTAAGGCCCCGAACAAGAGCTTATACCCGGCAAAACGGGCCGGAACAACTGTACGCACACCACGGAACAGGTATTCGTCCTCGTCTATCAACAGCTCCGGGGGAAGTTCCAAAGCCTGCGCTACAGCCCATATTTTGTTCCAGGTCATGCCCCGCGCAAGTGACCCGTGATTTTTCACACGTATGCGGTTATAAAATCTCGTAGAAGCACACGTCGCCGCCGGCCATCCATGCAGTTTTGTGCGGCTCAACATGCTCTTGGCCGTGAGCCCCCGGTCTTTCATAGCCTGCTCCAACACCGCCCAGTCAATCGGGTATGTAATACTATCCAGCCGCGTTATTAGCTTCCCCTCTTTGGCCTTCTTATGCAGATTCTCAAACGATTTCGAATCGCTTTTTGGAACGTACTTCGGCGGCTCACCCTTGTCATACAACCAATAACCACGACACGTAACTTTCCTTATGTCGTATCCGTCGTCCCGGAGCTTCCTAATTACTGCCTGCAAAGACCACATTTCCCGAAGACCCAAGGCATCGGCCATAACCCTGGACAATAAAGGCTCATCAGCTCTTTGAAGCATTTCCAGAACATACGGCTTCAAGTTTTCAAGATCAGGTAACACAAACACAGCCCCCAAAGAGGTCTTTCATAAACAAAAAACAAGCAGGCTGCGGGAACTGCGGCTTTTCGGCCCGCCAGCCTAACTTGTTTTTACACTTTTTGGAACTTCTGGTTTTTGTGTCGGGTAGCTACGCTAATGGTAGCACAAAATTGTCTCACGTGTCAATGTATTTTAAAAAAACTAAAAGTCGCCATAAACACGCGTCCATCTACGCGTCTGTACTTTCTTTTTAGATGTCCGATACCGCCCACTACGCTTTGAAGATCTGCCCTTCCTGCTGTTCATTATCACAACGACCCCGTGATAACGGGGATAACCGTCGGCAGCCCTGGACAAAAATCCCACCCCCATTTAAAAACATTATAACTGCCACACGAGGGGTTGACAAGCCTCTAGTGGCATGTTATTGTTTGTGTATAACCTTTTCACATAACAAACACAACATATAGGACCGGGGGACACAACATATGGTGGTCTGCAACCTAGACGACCTTCTCTGGCAAAAACGGATGAGGCTGTCCGACCTTTCCAGAAAAACCGGCATTGACTATACCACGCTTCTACGCCTAAAACACAACAGGAGCACAGCCATACACTTCAAGACTCTTGAAGCCGTCTGCCACGCCTTGGGCTGCTCTCCAGGCGATCTCCTAAAAATAGAACGCGTCCGCTAAAACGCCGTCTACCATGAAAGCGGTGTGTAGCGGTCTTTTTGTCTCTAAAAGAAAAACGCCAAAAGGAGGTGATCAATTTGCCGATTACAGGAGGATTATTGGCGGAACAACTGTCTCAACGGCCACCACAGCTCGCAGGGCCAAACCCGCCGACACTGGTGGATGCTGTTGCCGCTTTGGAAGACAGCGTCCACAACACCTACGCCACAGCAACAAAGATTCTGAATAATGTCTGTGGCGACTGGCGCGAACAGGCCGCGCCCGCAAGACCCAAAGAAAGCGCAGCGGCTTATACACACCAGCTCAAGGCTTTAGACGCCGTTCTCCGCGAGGCCCTGGAGAAATTAAGGCTCCTGGAGAATGTCCTGGACCGCCAACTCGCCGGCAGACCAATCATCTAACCGGGCATACTGCGCCGGGACACAAAACCCGGCGCAGCGACGCCTTGTAAGGAGGCTTTATAGTGATCGGCCAAGCGTTGTTCAGTAGCAATAAAGACGATTGGGAGACTCCACAATGGCTATTCGATCAGCTAAACACTGAGTTCCAATTCACTTTGGATGTGTGCGCCACTCCCTCAAACGCCAAATGCCAGCGCTATTTTTCCCCGGAGCAGGACGGCCTCTTCCAGTCATGGGCCGGTGAGACGTGCTGGTGCAACCCGCCGTATGGCCGGGAAGTCTGGAAATGGGTCAGAAAGGCCCGCCATGAAAGCTCCTATTACGGCGCGACCGTGGTCGTGCTCCTACCAGCCCGCACAGACGTCCGCTGGTTCCACGATTACGTCTACGGCAAGGCTGAAATTCGCTTCCTGCGCGGCAGGCTGAAATTCGGCGGCGCTAAAAACAGCGCCCCATTCCCGTCCATGATCGCTGTATTCAGGCCAAAAGTAACAGCTACGGTAAGCATAGCAACTAAACGCAAGGAGTCCGTGCAATGACCAGCACAACGCCTTTCAACGCAGAAAATATCCCGCAGGAGCTAAAAGACCGCGACCAGTGGGTCCTCTGGCGCTACGAAGAACGCAACGGAAAACTCACAAAAGTACCGTACGCACCAGGAGGCAAAAACGCAAAAACAAACGTACCGGCAACGTGGCGCCCATTCACCGAAGTAATGGACGCCTTCCGCCTTGGAGGGTATGACGGTATCGGCTTCGTCCTTTCGGCAGAGGACCCATACACCGCCGTCGATCTGGATCACTGCGTTCAAAACGGCCAAACCTCCAAAGAAGCCCTGCGCATCCTAAACTTACTCAACGGTTACGCAGAAATAACCCCGTCAGGCACGGGGCTACGCATTTTTGTCAAAGGCAAACTGCCTGCAGGCGCCCGCCGCACCAAAAACGTCGAGCTTTACGACAGCGTCCGCTACGTAACAATCACCGGCAACAGCCTCCCAAACCCCCCCGCCGAAATCCCCAACCGCCAGGACGCTCTCACCCAACTGCACACAGAACTGTTCTCAGCCCGCCACAAACTGGCCGAGTCCCTAAAGTCCGGCAAATTCGGCCCCAAATACCAACAACTATTCAACGGCGACTGGCGCGCGGCCGGCTACGCCAGCCAGTCCGAAGCGGATATGGCACTCTGCGGCTTCGCCCAAAGACAGGGACTCAGCCGTGAAGACGCGGACGGTCTGTTCCGCGCGTCCGGCCTGTATGACAAAAAATGGGACACAAAGCACAGCGCCGACGGCAGGACCTACGGCGAAATGACCCTGGACAAAGTTTTCACAACCGCAACACAACCCCAGCCTGCGGCAGCGGACGACGACTACATCGCCAAAACTCTACTGTCTTCAGCCACAGACCACGCCGCCTGGGTTATTTCCGCCCCAGACCCAAACCCTTTATGGGATGGCCTGATCTTCAAAGGCTGTCTACACCTTTTGGCCGCCCCGCCAAAGAAAGGCAAAAGCACCCTGCTAACACATCTCCTGTTCTACCTGAGCGGCCCCGAACACCTGAGCATAACCATCGGCAAGCAGTCATTCACACTAATCGACGGCACCTTCCTGGGCCGCCGCTTCCGCGGCAACCAGCGCATACTATTAATCACAGAAAACCCCGCCCAGTTCTGGAAGGTCCGCCCCCTACTGCCGGGCGTAACAGTTCTGTCGGCTTACAAAGTCCGCGAGCAAGGCCACCGCGCTATTCCGGCCCTAATCAGCACCCAACAGTTCGACCTCATAATCGTGGACTCTTACGATAAAGTCTTACCAATCCGCGACGAAAACGACAACGCCGAGGTCGCCTCAATCGTCGGCCCCATCGCCGCCGCCGCACACGAACACAATGTCGCCGTTGTCCTCGTCCACCACCACCGAAAAAGCGGCGGCTCCTCCGGCGAAGAAATACGCGGCGGCTCCGGCCTGTACGGAACCGTTGACGAATACCTCTCTCTAACACGCCGCGACAGCAAATCAGACAACGACGACGACGAAGACGACGAAGACGCCGCCATAAAACCGATGCTCATGACCATCGAGCCGTCCGGCAGGCTTTCAGTCCCCAAGAAACTAAAGCTCGTCTGCACATTGCACGACGCCTGGTTGGACGACGGCACACACAGCGCGGACAATAAAGACATGGAAATACTGGAAGTGTTGAACGACGCGGAAGAACCACTAAGCCGCGCCGAAATAGCGGACGCGGTCGGACTGGAAACTTCACAGGCTTGCGCGCGGTTACGCATCCTCCAGAAAAAAGGTCTAATAGTAAAAGTAGGCAAAGGAAAGAAAACAAAGTACAGCACGCCCTCCCGTTCTTCCGGTCATTCTTCCGGTGGTTGACCGGAAGAAAGATTTCCCATCCAGAAAAAGGGTCTACTTGTAAATACAGGCATAATAGTACCGCTCTTTCGGCCAACTGGAAATTCCACGGGGGGTGTAATTACTAGTTAATGGGTCTATTGGTAAAGGGTGGCACCCATTCTTCCGTTCTTCCGATTTTTCTTCCGGTTGTTGACCGGAAGCAATTTTCCTACGGCGCGTAGGGTTACAGCTTCCGTCGGAAGTATTCTTCCGGAAATACTATTTGGAAGTATTTCCTGTTTCTTTCTTCCGTTCTTCCGGTATCTTATATAGATCGGAAGAACGGAAGAAAGAAAAGGTAAAATTTGCCATAGAAATGCGCCACCAAACCGCGTTCCCAGAAATGGAATATTTTGGGGTAAAACTGCTAAATTCCACAATTTTACATTTTCTGGGGAGCGGTCTCCGGCCCGGCCCAAGTTTTGCCCCCCACCCCTTGGGGCCGGGGTACCCTGCCCACGACATGGCCTGACCACCTAACCACTCAATGGTATGACCAATAGACCATCAGACAGCCCGGCCACTAGCCCAATCCCCACCCAATGTCGAAATTTGTCGGAAACTTTTTTCCTCCTGGCCGGGGAAAAAAGAAGGAATGTCCCCCGCGGCTGTCGAATGTCACAAGTGACAGCATGAGGCACAAACAAGCCTCAGGCTGCACAAAAAATTATATGGAGGGGATCTGTTATGATCAACACCACCAATGGTAAACCCCAGGAAAAACTTCAAAGCATGCTTGCCACGTACGTGGGCAACCTCAAGACTGCCGGTCACGAGTGGCCTGACACCCGCCTCGTGGAAGTGAAGGAATTGCTCACTGGCTGGAAGAACTTGGTTGTGGAAGGTCTGGCCTTCATTTCCGGCCAGGAAACAAGCAGAGCGCAAGCACGCGCCAATAGGCTGAAAATCGTCCGCGCCTTCGCAGCCTTGAACGTGGTAGACCCTGAACTGGCGCAAGCTTACAGGCAAAAGCACAAAATCACGGACAGGGAAATTGAGGAGGCGGCCGCAGCCGCCGCCACCGCAACCAGGACCAGGACAACAAGAAGTACCATTTCCGGACCTGGCCATGTGATTATTGACATGGCCTCCGGAAAGATTGCCTATCGCGCCAAGCGCCAGGCATTTGAAGTTTTCCGGTCATACAGCCGATCGCAAAAGACCGGCCACGAAGACAACGATAAGTTCGATTATCCGGGCTTCCTTCGCGACGTGATCGGTTCCGACGCTGTCGCGAACGGAACCACGTGGACGTACAACGGGAAAAACTGGAAATACGAGTATCGCCCGGTTTAACCGGGCGGTATTCTGGAGGAGAGGAGGGATTGCGATGATCAGCATTGACGTTTTGGAAATGTCCATACGCACGTACAATTACCTTGTGCGTGCTGGGGTAGAAACGCTTGACGACATTACGGCCGACATTTTGGGCGGCTGCGGGCCGAAAACGGCCGCGGAAATACTGGCGTTACTGGGAACCGGCGCAAGTTGCGAATATTCGGCGGAATAGGAGGAAAAACGTGGTAAAGGTGACCAAGACAATCATAACTAGAAAACAGCCAGGATACCGATTGGACGTTTGCTATCGGCGCCCAAACGAACCGGAAAACATTTTGTTTGAGGGCCTCTACAAAACAAAGGCAGAGGCCGAAGCGGTGGAAAAACTGTACCTTGACGATAGGACCTCCGCCAGAAAACTTCAGGAATTGTTTACCCGGCGGTCGTAGGTTTGTGGCGGAGTAAGCACTCCGCCACACAATATTTTGCGCCTGGTTTGGCGTGCGGCGTGCCGTGCGGCGTGCTGCGGCGTGCTCCGTCCTGATGAGGCCCTGGCGGCCCCAGGCCGAAACGCCCCTTCCGGGGCGTAGGCGGAAGCCAAATACATAGCGAGAGGAGGGAATACGTATGTCTGACGGTTTTAAGCTGGTCGTGGTGGACTGCCACGTGGACCACGCACTTATACGCATACCAAGCGGTGGAATGGTAGACCTGCGTGACCATTGTGGCGCGGGCTGTCAGTGGTGCGTGTTCGCGCCGTTTGATGCGGCCGGCTGCCCGGATCATATTTACTAGGTGGTGAATCGCTGTGAGGGGAAAAGCGGACAGGTGCAGGAAGCAGCGCGGGCGGGAGTACGACGCCATGCGCGTTCGGGAGCTGGAGCGTCTGAACAGGGACGCTCCTGTTGTTGTGTATAACATCAACGTCACCGTTGAGCCGCAGGGGCGGTTCGTGCTTTACGTACCGCGCAGGCGCGGGGGTGGTGAGCGGTGATGGTAAAAAATTTGACGCCGCACGTCATTACGCTTGTGGGAGAGGACGGGCGGCTGGTTGTGATCCCGCCGGAGAAAACGCCGGCCAGGTGCGAAGATACGGCTGTGCGCGTTGGGGAGTTGGAGTTTGCCGGCGGGATTGTCGTGCCGCTGGTTGTCCGGCGGTTGGGGCAGGTCGAGAACCTGCCGCCGGAGGAGGACGGCGTGCTGCTGGTGGTGTCATACGCTGCCGCGCAGTCGGCCAGGCGCAGGGATTTGGTTGTGCCCGCTGACCTGGTGAGGGACGAGCGGGGGCGTGTTATAGGATGCAGGGCGTTGTCGTTTCTGGATTGATCCTGGCGACGCTGGGCGCAGCGCCGGGGCTTGTGCTCCGGCGTTGAACCGGGCGCCGCAAGCGCGGGGCGATGGTTGGCGGATAAGGGGGTGAGTATAGCTGAGAAGTTGGTACGTAAAGGTGCGCGGGTACTTCTACGCCATAGGGCCGATCAAGGCCAGGAGCGCCAGAGAAGCCCGCAGGATTGCCAGGTCGCGCGGGTGGAGGAAGATTGACGCCGTGTGGGAAGGAGGTGAATTGCGTGGAAGTCAAGGTTAGCGGGAAGAAGGTGACGATCACCTTCGAGCTGCAGCCGCCTAGGCCGTCATCGACTGGAAAAACGAATATTGTGTTTACTACTGGCGGGTATGTGCCGGTCAGCGGGACGGACATGCGGGTAAATCTCACGGCCATAGCGCCGCGTAAGTAAAGGAGGTTTTTGCGGTGCTGCAGGAAGTTCCGTTTGGTGCTTTACTTGGGAAGACGTTGACAGGAATTATCGTAGGGAACGATACTATTGTCTTTTCTGATGATGGATTAGGAACTGACGCAATAGTCTTTTTTTGCGATGATGGGTCAGAGTACGTAATGTACCACGCGCAGGATTGCTGCGAAACCGTGTCTATCGACGATATTTGCGGCAACCTTGAAGATTTAATTGGTTCCCCGATACTGCAAGCGGAAGTATCAACCAACAAAGGCAACCCGAAAAACGATGGCGATTACAGTAACACCTGGACGTTCTATAAATTAGCGGCTATAAAAGGGCACGTTACGATTCGCTGGTATGGCGAATCAAACGGATATTATTCTGAAAGGGTTAACTTCGCGTTAGTTAGAGGACCGAGCTGCGCGTGAACCTTACGGTTATCGCGCCGCGTAGTAAGTAAAGGAGGTTATTATAGCGAGCGTGTTGTGCCAGGAGCAGGAAGTTAAGGTACGCATGGTGATTCGGGATCGGGCTGCGGTTGAGATCGACACCGACACCTGCATGCTGTTCGCGGAGAAAGACGGCGGCCTGCGGGTAGTGGGATACGCCAACAGACCGTTCTTGGAGCGGATTCTGGCGGCTGTCGTTGACTTTTTATCTGGCGAGAACGAAATCGAATAGGGCGTAAAAGAAACGCACAACGCCACCAAAGCGGTGGCGTTGTGCGTTGGGAGGAGGCTACGGCGTTGGAATTACCTATCGCAGCGCAGGCGGGCGTTCCGGTATTGTTGTGGGGACCGCCTGGTTCTGGAAAAACGTCGCACATTCGCGCGCTGGGTGAGGCGTTAGGCGTGCGGGTGGAGGTGGTTATTGCTTCGATACGCGAGCCGGCGGATTTCTCCGGGCTGCCGGTGATACGGGAGTGCGGCGTGGAGTTCGCGCCGCCGTCTTGGGCCAGGAGGCTGGCGGAGGACGGCGGCATTTTGTTCCTGGATGAAATCAGCACAGCGCCGCCAGCTGTACAGGCTGCGCTGCTGCGTGTCGTGCTGGATCGTGTAGCCGGCGACCTGCCGCTGTCGGAGGACGTGGCTGTTGTGGCGGCGGCGAACCCGCCGGAGCAGGCCGCCGGTGGTTGGGACCTGACGCCGCCGCTGGCGAACAGGTTTTGTCATTTGAGTTGGAAGGCTGACGTCTCTGCGTGGGTGGATGGAATGCTGCGCGGGTGGACGGGACCGCCGGTCCCGGTTCTGCCGGATAACTGGAAGGAGTATATCACGGAACAGGCGGCGGTGGTGGCGGCTTTTGTCAGGGTCAGACCGCACCTGTTGTTGCAGCTGCCGAAGAACGGAGTGGAGGCGGGAAGGGCGTGGCCGTCTCCCAGGACGTGGGAGATGGCGGCGCGGCTGCTTGCGGCTGCGCGGAGTGTAAACGCGTCTGAGGACGTTGAGGCCGGCCTAGTCTGTGGCTGCGTCGGAGATGGTGCGGGGCTGGAGTTTCTTGGGTGGCGCCGGGCGCTGGACCTGCCGGACCCGGAAGACGTGCTGCGTTCTCCGGACGGTTTCGTGCTACCGCGGCGCGGCGACCAGGCTTACGCAGTGCTGGCGTCTGTTGTTTCGGCGGCATTACGGCATTTGACCGCGCCTAGATGGTTGGCAGCGTGGGTAGTTTTGGCCCGTGCCGCAGACCAGGGCGGGGTTGACGTCGCAGCGTGGGCGGCCAAGGCGTTGGCCGGTGCGAGAAGGCCCGGCCTGCCGCTGCCTAAAGACGAGGTTTTGCGGTTCACGCCGCTGTTAAAAGCGGCCGGGCTGCTTTAAAAACAAGGAAGGGGGAAAACGCGATGAGCGAAGCGTTCGACTTCGATTTAAAAAATAGTTGGCGGGCGGTAGGTTCCGTCCTGGGCGTGGATGTTAGCCAGCGGTTCATTGAACGCTGGCGCGTGGCGAAGGAACCGTACCTGAGCTTTTTGGGCCGGACAGGACGCATAAAGGAAAAGGTTTTTTTTAGTGCTGCCCCTGACGCCGCTATGAGCGAGTTTTATCGGTTGCTTGACGCATACCACGGCACCTACGCAGCACGCGCGTTGGAGGACTATTACCGCACCTATCCCGTGGAGTGGTTGATAGATAACACGCTGAAGGCCGCCGTGCCCGATCCCCGCCCCGGAAAGGAGGGGAAGCTATTGCCGGCGGGTACGAAGGTAACGCGGTATTTGGAAATGTTGGTGCGCTGCTTCGCGGACGAGGCCGACGATCTTGAGTATGAGCTTGGCATTTTTAGAGCGAGGCTTAGTACCGCGATAGCCTGTTTAAAGCCGGTACAGTACACGCTTGTGCTGTCTGTAAACCCGCTGGACATGCTGCTTGCCAGTGAGCACACGGCCGGCGGGTGGCGATCTTGTCACGCTTTGGACGGCGAGTATTGCGCCGGAACGCTGTCTTACATGCTTGACGGAGTGACAGCCATAGCCTACGCCTACACGTCTGTAGACACGCGGCTCTGCGGCAGCGATGAATACGTGCTGCCGCGTAAAGTATGGCGGCAGATGGTGTACTTTGATCTGCGCGGCCAGTCAGCTTTGCTGTCTAGGCAGTACCCCGCCGACGACCAGCGTTTGGAAAAGGAAACGAGAAGGCTGGCGGCCAAACTGCTTTCCGATTATCACGGCGCCCCACAGAAATGGCTGTTCCGTACCTTGTACGCGGCCAACGACGCCGACACTGACACGGCGAGTTTGTACGCCTACTCGTTGGGTAAGTGTTCCAACTGGCACTACAGGGATACGCCGACTTCGTGGGTACGTTTGGCGGGCGGACGGCCGCCGGAGGTGGTTGCTGGAACGTCCGTGATGCTGTGTCCAGCGTGCGGTGAACAGCGCCGCCCGCACGGCGGTGATATTGAGAGGGAGCGGCAGTTCTTGCTGTGCGCCAGCTGCGCTGGCGACCCCGTTTGTGATAACTGCGGGGTTAGATGTGCTGACGACGACGACGGCGACAACTACGGAGCGTACACGGGATCGGACGGAGGCGTTTATTGTCACGGGTGTTTTCATGATCGGTTCGTGCATTGTGAACGTTGCGGCGATGTTATAGAAGAATCCGACGCTTTCAGGGCCGATGGGGACTGGTACTGCGATGATTGTTATAATGAGCGGTACACCGACTGCTGTGTGTGTGGCGACCCTATTCGTAGAGGCAGAGAAACCCGCGACGATGATGAAGACGCGTACTGTGATAGGTGCAGGGCTAGGTATTTGAGTTACTGCGTCCTGTGCGACGTCTACCACAGGGACGACTCTGGGTGTCCTGCCAATACGCAGGAAGATGAGGAAGATGAGGAGGAGATAGCGTGCGCGTAGGTTTCGGGCGTGATCTGTGGGTGTTTGAGAAAGACCCGCAAGAGCTGCTTGACACATTCTACAAGATGTTACAGCGTGACCGCAAAAAGACTGTTCGCGGTCGCGAGTTTGTTTACGCTTCTGGAAACGTCCCGATTATGGTGGCGGCCCACGTGGATACCGTCCACAAAAAGCCGCCCACCAATATATACTTCGACGAGAAGGCTGGCGTCATGTGGTCTCCTGACGGGTTAGGGGCTGATGACCGCGCCGGGGTGTTGGGCATTTTGGAAATACTCCGGCGCGGCTACAAGCCGCACGTCATACTTTTGGACGGCGAGGAAAGCGGCTGTATAGGGGCCAGGGAGGCTGTCAAAGTGTTACGCGACCCAGGCGTACTATACATTGTGGAACTAGACCGCAAGAACGGCGGTGAGGCCGTATTCTACGACTGCGGGAACAGCGCGTTCAAAGACTACATCACATCTTTCGGTTTCCGCGAAGACGTCGGTACGTTTTCAGACATAACTACATTATGTCCTGCGTGGAACGTAGCCGGCGTGAACATATCATGCGGGTATTACAACGCTCATACCGACGCGGAGTATTTGAAGTTGGCGGAGTTGTGGGCTACGCTGGAGAAGTTGGAAGAAATGCTCCGCAAACCGCCAAAGAAGCGGTTTAGGTACATGCAGAGCGGTATGGTGATCAGGCCGGCAGCACACCATTCACAGTACCGCGGCTGGTGGGAAGATCTGGGTTATGGTTACGGCCGTGTTTGGAGCGGCGGCGCGTACTCTTTCAGAACCGAAAGTGTGTTTGAGCGTTTGCCGGAAGATTTGTCGTATATGTACGGGGACACGCCTGAATACTGGGAGTTGTGGTTGGAAGAGCGCCACGACTCTATAGCCGACGCGGCTTATCGGGGCGTTATTACTTACGTTGAGCGTGAGATAGAAAAAACTTATTTCGGGGGTGATGGCTAGTGCCTGTGAGCAGGGAGATACGCGGAACCGTGCCTGACTACGTAGGTGAAATGTGGCGGAAGTACAACAAAGCGATACGCGACTACAGCAGACACGAGGCCGGTGAACGCGACGCCCTCATATTTAATATGGGGGCGGTCTACGCGTTACGTATGGTCGGCGTCCTCCCGGTGGATGAGGATTTTGTCGGCGAGGACGCCGAGCTTCTGGGGGTGGATCTATGGCGGTTTGCGTAGCAGTTTGTGCCAGGGAGTTTTACGCGATACAGGCCGTCAAGGCGGTAGCAAAGCCGATCCCGTTCAAACACAGCCACGAGCGGTGGCTGCGCGACTTCGACACGTACGCCAGTACGTACGTGTCGAAGTTTTCCGAAGCAATGTTTGACTACATAACGCTTATCTGTTTTGGAGAAGCGCGGCACGCCTATGCGCACACGGATAACAGGTGGCACATAGTGGGAGTTCCTCGTGGCGGCGGCAGAAGCCCGTCATACAGCAAGGCGCTTCGTTACGACCCTTGGGACGTGTTGAGGAAGTGCGCGAAAGTGTTCAGCGTGCCGGGGTGGGACACGTCGTATGGCGGAAAGTCCTGGGCTAGAATAGCTAACGCCGGGCTCATGCGCGCCAAGCTCGACGCAGAATCGTGGCTTGATCATTGCGTTGACCTAAGCCACAACAGCGGTCTGTGCTTCGACAAAATCGAAGCTGATATTTTCAGCTTGGCTACGATGGATAGCGCCGGCTATAAAGCGATGTTGGATCTCAAAGCTAATTGCTCGCCTGAACGCTTTATAGCAGCCCACTCTGTTAAGTGTTCGCGTAGGTTGCGGCGGCTCATATTGAGGGCCGTCCTGCTGCGGATAATTGAAACCATCACGGTAGCGAACGGGCTGCGACACTTCAGGCGGAGAAGCGCAGGAGAAGATTCCGTGGAGCAGCACATAGCTGGTTTGTTGGGCTACGCCCCAACGCTTTGGGGGACGGTTAAGCTAGGCGCGGTTGTAAAATATTATGGGGAGGGCGGCGGTTTTGAAGAGTGCGAAGAGGAAGAAGAAGAAGAAGAAGAAGAAGAAGAGGGGGGCGAAGACCATGTTACCGCTTCGGAAAAGGTTGGGAAGTATGGGGTTAGCTTTGTCTACGCACCGGCCGCAGGGTGCGGGTACAGCCGCAACTGAGAATTATACCCAAAAATCGTGCAATGCAGGGATTCCAGGACAAACCAAGACTGTATGGTTCAGTTATGGTAAAGACTGCCACGACGACCCGCACATTGGGCTGCCGGGCATACCAAACCTTTGGTTGTCTAGCGGCTGGGCGGCCAAAGACACGATTAAGTTGGGGCCTGATGTTGTTGTACCGCTGGACAGCGTAGGCGGCGGTATATGGGAGACGGTCCCGCCGTGGCGCGGGATTCTACTATATCTTCCTATAAATGACTACGGAAGCCTGCCGCTGGACGTTTTGGCTAGTCACGTTGGAATAATATGCAGGTTTCTAAAAGAAGAGAAGACAGTCTATGTATTTTGCGTCGGGGGGCACGGACGGACCGGGTACATAGCGTCCGCCGTGGTAGGTAAGATGTTGCCCGATGTGGACGATCCGGTGCAGTACGTTAGAGACTGCTATTGCTACAACGCCGTGGAATCGCAAACACAGCTCGACAGCTTGGCGGAGTTCCTTGGCAAACCGGAGTTGAAAAACAAGCATACCAAGCAGTGGCATGCGTTGGGCGCCTATAGCAGCGGTCACAAATACAAGACAGCGGAGCGGGATACCTGCTGGTATTGCGATCATTTTAAGACCTCTATGCCTACGCGGTGCGGGCTACGTGGTGAGGGGCGTAAAGGCAACGACAAAATATGTGATCAGTTTGTTCACTTCGCTTACAAGGAGACACACGGAAAGAAGCCTTCGACTAACGCGGGGTGCGTTTTCTTGGATAACACGCAGCTGTGTTGTGACCTTGGTATAACGCCATGCTGCCCAACAAACTGTGCGGCGTTTGAAGAGAGCATCGTGACAAAACATTCTTGCGGGGAGTGTATTTCGTTTTGGCCGGCAAGCCAAAACCCGCACTCAAGCATCAATATGTGTTCACTCAAACACCGCGCAGCCGCGAGCAGCGACCCTGCGTGCGATCAGTTTGATCCGGCTGAGTTGGTAGGCGGTAACTTTGCCGAGAAAGGGTTGGTGTGATTATGGCCGCTGTGTTTTGTCCTCTCACAGGTTGTCCGCATTTTTCAGCCACCGCGAAACTTAACGTGTCTAACTTCTGTATTCTATATGAAAGCGTAACAGAATGTCCAAAGTTCGCTGCTTATACCGAAACAGTTTTGCAAGCTGTTCCACCTATGGACTGCACCGTCGGAAAATTCGGTTGGTGTTCGGCTTACATTGATGGCGGCTGTACTGAATACGGTGGAATAGACATCTACCGGTGCAATAATCATTACGCCTTTATTGAAACTATGGTTACAAGTACGCCTCAACCGCCCAAGCCGGCGGCGCCCGCAGTTGAACCAGCGGTGACTGAAACCGCACACGGCCTACAGTTTAGGGAGTTCAAATCTCCACAGACCGGCAGCGTCTACACTGTAATAAACTCTTCCAAGAAGGTTTTTGTTAGCTACCGCGCGACAGGCGATAATATGGTTAGGGTGCGTATTCAGGGGACGCCGGCAGTTTTGCAGGCGCTTCAGAAGCGCCTTACCATACCCGCCGCGTGGGGAACGGTTAAAGACGGAGATCACCTGTCTATTGAGCTGAACGCGGGCCTGGATTTCGCGAACGCTGTAGGCGACGTGGTACGCGCTATGGTTCTGGCAGGACTGTACTAATCACGCAGGGAGGTGGTGCTTATAGATATTGCGCGCACAACTGAATATCGAGCCTACACTAATTAACTAAGGAGGGGTTTTACAATGCCAAACATCTTTGTGTCACCGCAAACCGGGTCTGAGTACATCTTGCCGACTCAGCAGGCGGGCAACGTCATATTGATGCTAGAGGAGCCGTTTGTGTGTTACCGCGTATTGGGTGACGACTGCGCACGCATACGCGTGCAGTGGTCGGACGAAGCGCGGTTGGAGGAGCTCGCCGCGCTGCTGAACGAGCAAGCCCCGACGTTTTGGGCCTGCTGTCACGTTAAGGATGGCGACCACCTGAGCGTCGCAGTGTTGGCCGAGAACAAGGACGCAGCTATCGCGGCTGCCGAAGAGGTTATCGCCAAGTTCCGCAGAGGAGCACGGGCTGCGGTAAAGCCCACTATGAAGTCGTGGACTGGAGCGACTTACACAATCCACACGGACCCGGAGGCGCCTGTATTTGTTGCTTACCGCGCCACAGACTCCGGGTATAGGGTGCGTGTCCACGGAGAGGCGGCGCTGCTCGAGAAGGCAAACAGGACGCTGAACTGGGGCGCGATAAAGAACGGCGACCATATCAGCGTGGAGACAGAGGACCTGGCCGACACGTTGGCCAGTGCTTGCGCCGCAGTCGAAACCGCCCTGACGATTCCTGAGTAGGCTTTAGGGATGAAACCGGCGAGGGACGAACGCCCTCGCCGGTAGGCGGGTAAGCCTTGGAAAGGAGTGTTTACCGTGTACTGCGACGAGAAGTGCAAGAAGTTGTGCGCAGTAGAAAAAGTGGAGGATGTTTTGGGTCTGCGTGTGCTGTTGTTGAGGGATTCGCTTAAACCGCCGGTTGCTCGTTGGTTTTCATTAGCCGATATAAACACCGCGGTGCGCAATGCGGTAGGCACGCTGTCAGTAGCCAGGAGGTTAGGCAAGGATGTGGCAGAATGTTTGTTTAAAAGTAACGCGTGCAGGTGGTGGTGCGTCAGTGAGGTTGTTACCTTTAGCTATTGCCAACGCTTTTATGTAGATTTGGCGGTTAGCGCGTTTTGTGATTGGCTCAACTCGCCGTTGGCGCTGTGGTTGTTAGAAGCTGGTGATTATTCGGCACCAACGGCTCGCTACTCCGTGTACGTAGCTTTGTCCACAGCGTTTATGCGATACGTTGACGACGACGGAAACCTTAGCGACGATGGAGAGGCTCTGCTGACTCTTAACGCTTTGCGGGGGCGGTAAGCATGTCACGGCACTGTTATGCACCGTGTAGAGAGTTGGTTGCGCTGGTTGCTTGTGCCGCCGGTGTTTATACGTGTTTGGCGGCGTCCGATATTCTTTTTGGTGTAAGTGACAACAACAGGCCGGTGTTGTGCAATGCTCTATTCCAGCTCACTATGGATGAGCTGATGCGGTTGCCTGTTAGACAGCGCATAGGCAGTGTAGCTGACGTATGCGGTGCTGACAACGGTCTTTACTGCCCACGAGGAGGGCTGTATGGCGGTAGCGTTTTAGTAACGGCACAGTGTTGTAAACCGTTTTACCGCTTGTTGGTTGAACACCTTGTTGCTGATTGGTGCGTTGAAAACAAAAGCACAATACACAAAGAGCCGTTCGTGTCGCTCTGCTCTTTCGCTGAGACTATGCACAGAATAAAACTTTACGTCAGCAAAGACGGAGTTCTTACACCGGAGGGAGAATCGCTTGCGGCTTTTTATACTATCAAAGACTTATAAACGGGGGTGGTTTTGTGCTGCCTGAAGCGATGCAGGCCGCTAGGTTGAAGCTGGTCAGGAAGTACCCATATTTGGCGTCAGCTCTGTGGGCTTTGAAACCTGTCGAGCGTCAAGGTCTAGGTTCGATGGGCGTTGACGCCTGGTGGAGGCTTTACTACGACCAAAGCGTAGTGGCGTCGTGGTCGGTAGACCAGATCGGCGGTGTGTTTTACCACGAGGTTCTTCACTTGTTGAGGGATCATGCTGGGCGCTGCGCTGTAATGAACGCAGACACAGCTGTTTACAACGCTGCGGCAGACACGGAAATCAACGATGACCTTGTCAATGACGGCGTCGCGCTTCCTGGAAAGCCGCTGCTGCCGGACAGGTTTGGGTTTAAACGTGGGCTGCTTGCTGAAGAGTATTACGCCCTATTGCTGCAGCAAGCTGAACAGAACACTATTTCTTCTGAGCTGTTACCTGGGGGCGGTAATTGTGGATCGTGTGCCCACGGGCGGCAAGAAGGTTGGGAGGACGCACCTGCCGCAGAAATACCCGCAGTTTCAAGAGCTGAAGCCGATTTAATACGAAGGCAGGTGGCCAACGAGATCCGGGAGGCTTGGAAGGTGCGGGGATCTGTGCCAGGTCATATGGTGCGTTGGGCGGAAGCGTTGCTGTCGCCGAAGACTGACTGGCGTAAAATCCTAGCTGGCGCGGTGCGGGCGGCGGCGGCTCACATGCCTGGCGCCGTTGATTATAGCTACACAAAGCCTTCCAGACGCCAAGGACAGGCAGGTAACGGTAAGGTCGTTCTTCCATCTTTACGCCGCCCGGTACCGGAGGTTGCGGTAGTAGTCGATACCAGCGGATCAATCCAGCAGGACGAATTAGCGCAAGCACTTGCTGAGGTGCGTGGAATACTTTCGGCCTTGGGCGTTGGGGCCGTTGTTCTTTCTGTGGATTCAGCTGTGCATACTTGCCAGAAGGTGTTCGGTGTCGGGCAGTTGCGGTTGGGCGGCGGAGGAGGTACGGACATGGGTGTAGGGATTGCCGACGCGCTAAAGTTAAAACCAAAACCGCACGTAATTGTAGTTCTGACTGACGGATACACGCCGTGGGGGGATACGAAGCCGACCGCAAAAGTTGTTGCTGGAATACTCGGAGACGGCCCTGCTCCCCCGCAGTGGGCGAAAGAAGTAAGGATTTCGGTGAGAGAGGGGCAATAATGTTGCGTGTTAGAGACTACACTCCGGTGGCAGCGTGGGTGAAGGGTCAAGAGGCCAAGACGCGGCGCGGTACTTTTTGGACAGACGGCAACACGTTGTATTCCTATAACCTCCCAATCGGTTATAAAACGGAAGACGGTCTACGCGTTGTCAAACTTTACGTCGCACCGTTCGCTTTCAGATCAAGGACGACGTCATCACACGTTGGAGCGGCGCTACAGCCGCAAACAGCCGACCTAGTGGAAAACCCTATAACCGGAGAGGTGCGTAGATACAGGCATGAAGAGCCGCACAACACAGCGCGCACTTACCTTGATGACTGGCCGCTATTGGTAGGCAATAGAACACCGCCAAGCAAGGCCGTGCTCCGCAAGTGTGTAAAGGCCGGCGTACCTGCCGTAGCTGTTTATGCGGCCGGATTTTGGTTGTACGGTGTAAAAGTTCCGCCACACGTCGCCGAAGCCTTTAATTTGTTGCATAAAGCCGGCTTAAACACACGCGTCGAAGCGCGCATCTTACGCGAAGTCGCCGAAGGACGCTGGCCGCAGGAACTTGAAGTCATTAAAACTATGAATATTCTATCGCGTTGAAGGTTGCTTACAGAGAGGGGGTGATTGTTTTCGCTATCTATGGGGAAGTGAATTGCGGCGGGTGGACGAGCGTTATAGAGCGTACGAGCAGACCGAGTGCGACGTCAAATGGCCAACTCCTTTTAGTTGAGTTTAACCATTTACACAAAATGTTATGCGTTCTCTTTTCTCATTACTTAGAATCTACTGACAAAAACTTTAGTCTTATCTCCAACGCCCTCAACTCACTCTCAAGTTGTTCCGCCCGCTCCTTCAGCGCGGCGTGTTGCGGCGTGCCAACAACATTACGAAGCTCTCCGTAGACATTTTTAAGTTCGGCAGCGCAAGCCTCTTTTTCTGCACGCAGCTTGTCGGCGCTTTCGTCATCTACACGCAGCAAATCAGTCGGCGAGATTCCAAGCAGGACGGATAGGTTTAGGAACTGGTCAAGTGGTATGGCGCGCTCCCCCTTCAAGTAGAACAATAACACCGACCTGTTCGTGCCGATTTCGTGCGCGATCTGCTCTTGTGTGTACTGCGAGGCGGCAATGCACTCGCGCAGCCTCTCACCCACGCTGCGCAGGAGGATAGAATCAATTTGCCGTAGTTTCCTAGATTTTTCTGTTTTTTCCATAAGCACAGACACTCTCCATTCAAAAAGTTTCACTTGACAATGTCACGTGTGGCATGCTAGGATCATTATGACAAAAGATTGTCACATGAGGCATGGCTTTGTTATGGTGTTGTGGCTTTGCCCCTATTACATATCGCGCCCGTACAATATTATAACCGGATAGTCACAAAAAGTAAAAGGAGAAGTATGGCGTCTTTGGGAAAAAGTTTGCTGCATTTCGAGCGGCTTAGGTGTGCCAAGGATGCACACATCGCACATGGTGCCGGGTTAGACCCTTACCAACGTGTCGCCGTTCAATTTTTGGTGGATGCGGAGCGAGCACTACTCGCTGACATTCCGGGGGCGGGCAAGAGCGCAGTAACAGTACGTGCGGCCCTCGAAGCTGGCGCCCAACGCGTATTAATCATCGCTAAAAAGACGCTTCTTTACCACTGGCAGCACGAAGTAGCCAAGTGGGGTGGAGGCGTTTGCGGGCAGTACACAACAAAAAGCAAAACCTTGCCGCCTGACAGGTTCGTGGTTACAAACTACGATACAGCCGTCAGGCGTCTGAACGACCTGATGCGTGAGCGGTTGGACGCCGTTGTTGCAGACGAGGCGACGCAGCTGAAGTCGAGAAAGACGCAGCGTGCTAAGGCCGTCCACTCATTGTGTTGGTCGTCGAGATATGCCTGGCTGCTGTCCGGTACGCCGATACACAACCGCCCAGACGAGCTGTGGAGCCTGCTGCGAGCCCTGGACAAGAAGACATTCTCAAGCTATTGGCGGTTCGTGGAAGAGTTCTGCGACATCGACTACGGCATGTGGGGGCGGAAGATTCTAGGTCCGCGTAACCTAAACAAACTGCACAGGCTTTTGGTGCCGTACGTCTTGCGCAGGGACGAAGCGGCCCTCGGATTGAGTTTGCCTGAGTTGTTGGAGGAAACCGTCACTCTCGAAATGACGCCACGGCAAAAGAAGTTGTATGCGGACATGAAGAAGGACTTCTTAGCCACCACCGCTATGTCGGCGTTGGCCGGGGACTTTGTGTGGGCGCCGAACGTAGTGGCACAGCTGATGCGACTTCGGCAGATAGCCTGCTCCCCTTTACTGATTGGTGATACGGACGACGGTTGCAAGACTCCGGCAATCCACGAACTATTGGAGGAACACGCGCCGTACAGGAAGGTTCTGCTGTTTACGAATTTTGCCGAGTACGTAAGGATACTGGCCGCAGAGCTGCGCGGTTACAACCCCGTAGTAATCACGGGAGGTTCTGCCGATTGGCAGCGCAAGGCGTCTGTCGCCAGGTTTACAGAGGATGACACGTGCCGCCTCCTAATAGGGACTATAAGAGCTATGGGTGAGGGCCTTAATCTTCAGGCGGCCGACATGATAGTGTTCGCAGACGCAGATTGGACGCCTGCCGCTATGGAGCAGGCCATAGCCCGTTCAAGAAGACGCGGCAGAGCTGCGCCGGTGCGTGTGGTAAAGCTGGTGTCTGCTGGCACAGTCGATGAGTACGTAGAGGAAGTGTTAGCACACAAAGACACCATAATTCGGGAAGTTGACGCCGTTGGCCTTATAGCCAGGCGTTTGAATGAAGAGAAGAAAGGAGGAAAACGTGTTGGTTAAACTGCGCGAGTTCTACAGAGTCGAGGAGGCTGCCAACTTGCTGCGCATCTCGCGGAACAGCGTTTACCGCCTGATAAAGCGGGGCGAACTGCGTGCGGTACAGCTAGGTATGCGCCGGACTGTCATTCCGGCTGAAGAGATTGAGCGGCTGGCCGCGTCTGCTGGGGGTGCGAAAGGTGCATCTTAAAGAAGTGCACGGGTCGGCCATATCTTCGTACAAGACCTGCCCACGCATGTACTACTACAACTACGTTGAGGGGCTGATTCCAAAAACGGAGTCAGCCAAATTGTCCCTGGGGCGCGGTGTGCACCAAGCCCTGGCCGCTTACTATGCCGCGCTGGGGCGCGAAATGTCTGAGAAGGCGGCGCGTGCGGCCTACGACGAGTGGGCTAAGGAGATGGAAGCGGTGCTGGCGATGTCGGCCATTGCCGCGGACGACGAAGCCGCTAAGAACATAGCCCTCGGCGGCGCGATGTTGGATGAGTACCTTAAATTCGCCGCGCAGAACGACGACTTCTTCCCCTACCTTGTGGATGGAAAGCCGGCGATAGAGGTGTCTTTTCGCGCCCCGGTGTGGTCGCCGACAGGACAGCGTGTTAGGGGTGTATGGCACGTCGGTACGTTTGACGGCGTTGTGCAAGACAGCCGTGGGCGGCTGTGGCTGCTAGAACACAAAACGGCCAAAGACTTTCCGGCGGAGCTGTCGCTGCGGCTGGACGAGCAGGTCGGCTTCTATCTTCTGGCGGCCCTGCAGTTATTCGGGACACAGCCGGCCGGAGTGATTTACAACGTCATCCGCAAGGTTGACCCTAAACGGGCCAAGACCGACACTGTTAAACGGTGGAGGCTGGTCCGTAGTGGGCACGAGTTGTTTGCCATGCGCGATAGGCTGTACCACGCTGTCAGCACTATCAGGCGGGATAAGGTGTTTATGCCGTCTCCAGGTTTTCACTGCGTGTGGAAGTGTGCTTACACAACCCTGTGCGAGTGTGACCACGATGGAACCGACGCAACGCCGTTGAAGGAACACTTCTTTGTGAAGACTCCGGACGGACGTAGACCAGAAATAGAAAGGAGGTTAACAGCGTGATTACTGCACCAAAACTCAAAGTTGGACCTGCACAAGCGAAAGTGCGGATGGTTTCCTTGGAAGACCTGCCGGTTTACGTGAAGGCCCTCGTGTACGCACAGCCGGGTGTTGGCAAGACGTACCTTGGGGCAACCGCACCTGATCCCGTCATACTGCTCTCCGAGGTCGAGGTTTCAAAACCAACCCTAAAGTTGGCTGCGCAGAAACTAGGCGTTGCTCCGCAGATCATCGTGATCGAATCTTTAGACGACGTTGAGGCTTCTCTTGATTTTCTTGAGAGCGGGCAACATGATCGTAAGACGCTAGTGCTGGACAGCGCCTCGGATCTGAACAGATTCGTCATCCGCCACATGGTGCGCGAGGGCATGATCCGCCGCAGTTCGCATGACCCGGACGTACCTGAAATGGGAGACTGGTTCCGCGTCGAGGAGAGGATGCGCCACTACCTACGCAGGCTCCGCAACATCCCCATGCACGTTATGGTTATCAGTTTGCTGACCGATGTGCGCGAGGATATGTTGGTTGCGCCGTCGCTTCAGCCAAAGCGGCTGATGTACGACGCGGCGGCCTACTTCAACCTGGTGGGACAACTGGTGGCTAAGGAGACTGGTTCCAAGGGAGGTGAAATTAAACGGGAGCTGTACGTTGAGCCCAGCCAAACACGTATCGCTAAGAATCCGGGCAACACGTTGCCGCCTATTATTGAGAACCCGAACCTTACAGACATATTCAACACCGTGGTAGAGCAGTTGGCGGCCGACAGAGTGCTTGCGTCGCTGGCTGGACCACCGCTGAATAGTGTTGACGGGGAGTGCGCCGCTACCTGCGGGCCATAACAAATACAAGGAGGAGTATTTTATGCCGCGTGAATTTCTGGTCGATTTTTCCGAATTGCAAGAGTACGAAGTAGTGCCGGCTGGTATCTACATCCTGAAGGTTGCCCCAACCGGCGAGGAGGTTGTGCAGTACGGGCAGTCCGAAAAGCGTACGCCGTACATCCGGCTGCGTTTCGAGGTTGTAGCGCCTGAAGAACACGCCGGTGCTGCAATTTGGCAGAACCTAATGCTTGCCGGTAAGGGGACGCGCCTTACAGCAGAGCTTCTGCGGGCGCTTGGTATCGACGTGGCCAAAGGTGGGACAGGTCGTCTGCCGTTGTACGAAATGAAGGGGCAGTTGGTTGCCGCGAAGGTGGCGCAGGGAGAGTACAACGGCAACCCAAACAACGAGATCAAGGCGTTCATTCCAGCAGACAAAGTGGTAGCCGCGTGAGTACCTGGTTGTGGTGGGGGCGTTGTGGAGGGGGCCACGTGCCCTCACCACATAAAAAAAAAAAAGGAGGAGTTGCAGTAATGGGTTTAGTCGCTTGGGCAAAAAACGAGCTAGACATGCTGGTGGGGGACGGCGACGACGGAACGCAGGCGGCGATAAACGAGGACATTTTAGAAATTGTGAAAGTGTTTGCTAGTCAGAGGCACAGCGATCTTAGCGCCAGTTACACGTTAGGCATCCTAAAGCGGCTGTTGAGTTGGAAGCCCATAACGCCGCTAACCGGGGAGGATGCTGAGTGGGACGAGGTTTTTGACAGCGAAAGGAAGACGCAGCAGAATAAACGGTGCTCTGCTGTGTTTAGGGATAATTTTGACAATTCTACCGCCAGGTATATCTACGGTAAAGTGTTTTCTGACGACGGCGGCAAGACCTGGTTCACTAACTGCGACAGCTCGGTTCACGTTACGTTTCCGTTTAATGTGCCCGATAAACCGGAATACGTGATCTTGGGCGGTAGAGAAGATGTGAGCTGTTAGTCGTGGGGGGCTATAAGCCCCCCACAGCCGACAGTACGGCGTTGTCAAGAAAAATGAGAATTGGTTTGGAGGGATTTGACATGCACGAAACAATACCACCACGCCTCCTCCGGCACGGCGACACCGTTCTAATCTCCAAAAACCACAAAGGCAGGTATGCCAGGGGACTTTGTGGTGAAGTGTGGGGATTTGGCCGGGATGGCCGTGTAAAGGTGCGGATTCAGGCGGGGTGGTTTGCCAGTGTACTGCCGGAGAACTTGA